AGCTATCAGACTTCACAGAGGACGAGAGAGATAATGAAGAAAATAAATTGCGTGAATTGTGTAATTGTTGGGAAAAAAGATATTATTCAAAGGAGAGTAAATAAATGGTAAAATACAGACTTCATAACATCACTAATTTTGGTGTAGAACTTCGCGACTTCTACACTGAAAACTCACTAAACAACTACATATCCTTATTAGTAGACCCTCCGTATTGGGTTGAAAATTTAGAAACACATGAAAATGTGTTTATAGGTTTTGACGGTCATACAAAAGTAGTTACCCCCGATAAACTAGATGACTTAAATGTTTCACGTGAAACATTACATGAAACTGAAATAGACTGGATAAAAAGGCACACACCTATAGAAGAAGAAAAAGAACCATACACTAAACTAGAAAAGATATTCTTTTTCTTAGGTATTTTGTCCGTCATTATCATGGCAACCTTTTTATTATATCTTTTTTTATCTTCTGTTTCATTTATAGCAGAGCACTTTTCACAGTTCACATGGAAAGTTTTCAATCTTTTATAAGGAGGAAAAAAACACATGGCAAAATTAACAAATCAATTATTGCGTTACAAAGTAATGTTTACAAAAGGTGGCACGGGAGGCTATACCGCTCGCGTCATGATACCAAAAGAAGCGATACGCGATTTAGACATCCACCCGGGAGACAGTATTGAATATACGCGCGTACCGCATGGCTTGTTATTAAGAAAAGTGCAAAAGGAGGGTGACTAAAAGATGGCGAATAAGCATATAAAAAAGAAGAAAACAAAAGCGGAGACTATTCAAAAAGAATATTCTCACGAATACACTAAATATCTAGCTCGTGTTAGAAATCAACAGAAACAAGGTGTACAAGTAAAGATAATTAAGCGAGTAAAAAATTCAACGCAAGTTTCAATTGATAGAATTAAAAAGCAGACTGCAAAAGAAATACGAAAAAATGCAACGGTTGTTGATATGCTTACTGGCGAGGTTATAACTTCTAAAGAATATGGACGTAAACACGCTCTTAAAAGAAACAGAGTTTTTATAAAATTAACTCCGCAAGAGCAGGAATATGCTAGAATACAAGGTTATACTACGGTTGAAGAATTGAAAAAGCTACAAAGGACGGGTATAATAGTTATTGAAACAACACCTGTATTAGACTATGAAGCTATTATTAGTTCATGGTATGATTCATTAGAAAGTTTTGTACCAAAAACAGCACATTGGTTAAGACAAAAAACAGATGCTTTATTGGCTAACGCGTCAAATAAAGAAAGGGCACTATTTGCATATACATACGCAAAAGAACCAGAAGCATTTCCAACAGAGCCATACATGGATAAAGCTACGGTTGACGCTGTGTTTTGGAATATTTTGCAAAGAATGGGCGTGCTTAGTTCTACAGAAGATTTTCAAGAATTTCTACAGGAACAAGATATTGTTATTGAGAGTGAATAAAAAAGAGGTGAGTATAAATGCCACGAAAAAAGCAAATAACCTTTTGGGCTTGTGACTTTGAGACAACGGTATGGGGTGAAAAAGTAGAGCAAGAAAAAGGTAAAAAACAAGACAGTACAGAAGTATGGAGTGCGGCTGATGTGGCTTTATATGACAATACCGAAACTGTAACAATAACTCATTCGATAAGAGATTTTTTAAATAGATTTTTATCAATGAAAGGCAATAATATATTATACTTCCATAACCTTGCTTTTGATGGTTCATTCATAGTTGATTTCTTATTAAAAGAGGGTTGGCGTTGGGTGCACTGTAAAGATAAAGAAATGAAATCAAAAGAGTTCCAAACCTGTATTTCTGATATGGGTTCATGGTATTGGGTTAAATTAAAATGGAATAAGACATTTTTAGAGATTCGAAACTCGTTAAAGCTTATGCCCTCTTCGTTGAAAAATATAGGTAAATCGTTTGGCACAAAGCACCAAAAGCTAGATATAGAATATGAGGGTGAGAGATACGCTTATTGCGACATATCTGAAAAAGAGAAAAAGTATATTGAAAATGATGTGTTAGTGTTAAAAGAGGCTCTTGAAATGATGTTCAATGAAAATCATAATAAATTGACTATTGGTTCATGTTGTTTATCAGAATTTAAAGGGTTTTACGATGCTAAACAATATGATAAGCTATTCCCCGATATTAGAGAGGATTACTTAGACGAAGCAATAACAGGCGTATGGAATCAGTGGGATTATGTCCACAAGGCATATCATGGTGGTTGGTGCTATGTCAATCCCCAATATGCGCACACGGTAGTTGGTTGGGGTTTAGTGCTTGACGTAAATTCTTTGTATCCATCTATGATGCATAGCGTTAGCGGAAATAAATATCCGTTCGGACATGGCGAATATCACAGAGGAGTACCACCCGATGAACTTATAAGTTCTACTAATAAATATTTTTTTATCCGCTTCAATTGTAGATTTCAACTTAAAAAAGGAGCGTTCCCATGGTTGCATATTAGACAGAGTGCCTTGTATAAAGCGAATGAAAATTTATACAGTTCGAATATTAGATATAAGGGTGAATATTATCGGTATTATCGTGATATTGACGGACAGATGCATGATACCAATGTTACTCTTACTATGACTTGTACTGATTGGCAGTTGTTCCAAGAAACTTATGATATTTATGATTTGGTCATTTATGATTATGTATGGTTTTACGCGAGAGAGGGGTTTTTTGATGAATACATAGATAAATACGGAGAAGAAAAGAGAACTTCAAAAGGTTTTAAAAGGCAGAAAGCGAAGCTCTTTTTAAATAATCTTTACGGAAAATTTGCCATGTCGGATAATTCCTCGTATAAAGAGCCTTATCTTGACGAAGATGGAATTATTAGATTTATCTTGCACGAGGAACATGAGAAGAAAGTCGGCTATATTCCTATAGGTAGTGCTATTACTTCATATGCCATGAATTTTACAATCCGTCATGCTATGGCAAATTATGACAGATTTTGTTATGCTGATACGGACTCAATCCATTTGATTGGACTAGATAAAGCAAATCTGGTTGTAGAGCACCCGACGAATTTTTGTTGTTGGAAATGCGAGAGTACATTTGATTTCGCTTATTATGAACGCCAGAAAACTTATGCAGAGCATATAGTTGAAGAGAACCACAAGCCTTGTGAGCCTTATCTTGACATTAAAGCGTGTGGCATGAGTAGCCAAGCCAAGCAAAAATTTATTGAAGAGGGAAAAAATATTTCAGAGTTATCTCAAGGTCTGAATATGGAGTCTTGCAACTTAAAGGCAGAGCGCGTGAATGGTGGTATTGTATTAAGAAATAAAGACTTTAAAATCCACGCTCAAAAAGATAAAAAAATTATGATATAATACTTGACTATATTTTAGCGTTGTGTTATTATAATAATGTAATAAATAAAACATATTACATTGCATTCACACTCACAAAAAACAGAAAAAGGAGGAAAACAAGATGTTTACAAGGACATTAGTAACAGCAGAGGTATCTGTTGAAAGAATCTACAAAGATAAGGAGACAGGTGAAATCAAGAAAGATTGTTTTGGCGAAAAATTGCCAAATTGTAAGACAAGAGATAAAGCCGAAATCTTGATTGAAAAGCAGTATAAAGGGGACATTATTTCCATTTTGGATATTAAATTCAAATTAGAGAAACGCTCTATGACAGATGAACAGTTCTTACTCAATTCAGATGTCAAGAGCGAAAAAATTGTCACAGAAGCAGAGTTGCAGGAAATGAAAAAGGAAGATTAAAAGGAAAAAAAACAGGAGGTAAATAACTATGGTAGAAATTAAAGAAATGAGTAGAGAGTTTACAAAGGTAGAAAAATATCTTATGACTACAGCACCAGATATTGAGTCATTAAAAAATATCGAGGACGGGGAATCTATTCCAGTTGACGGATATCTTATCTTTACTGATATTAAAGATAACGGAGACACACAGGAGATTGTAAGCATTATCACACCCGATAAGAAAGTTTATTCTGGACAGTCCGCAACCTTTAGACAGTCTTTGAAAGATATTGAAAGTGTTATGGACGATGAAAAATTCTCTATCGTTAAATTTAGCGGAAAGACAAAAGCTGGACGCGATTATATCAATTGCACACTGGACACATCAAATTTATAATATGATGTCGCGAGAATACCATTTTAATTCTCTTCTTCTAGAGGGGTGGCTATATGCCACCTCTTTTATAAAATAAATGTTTCACGTGAAACATTAAGGAGGTGCTAAAATGAATAATGATGGTTATTATCATTGCGAGAGATTATTAACCATGAAAGATAAATATGGGAAAACGCCAGATATATATATTGTTGATGGTAACAGAACAGCGGGAAAAAGTTACTCCATTAAATGCAGACAAGTTTCTGATTTTTTAAAGGATAAATACAGACCAGAAAACCAGTTCATTTATCTATACCGAAATGTTATTGATATGACAGAGTGTGCAGACACCTATTTTGGCGATATCGCGGAAGCATTTGACGGTTATGTTATGACTGAAAAGCGCTTGATGCGAGGTTCATTAGTACAGTTATTTATCAATGAAGAGCCATGCGGTTATTGTTTGGCTTTAAATGCTGCAAGAAAATATAAAAAAATGCGTGGACTGTTTGTCAATATACGCTCTATATTTTTTGATGAGTATCAAGATGAAGATAATATATATTTGCCAAATGAAGTAAATAAGTTATTATCGTTATGCACCACGATTAGTTCTGGTCATGGTAAACAACATAGACGAGTGATTTTATATATGTCATCAAACACAGTATCGTTATTGAACCCTTATTATAAGGAATTTGGCATAAACAAAATGTTAAAAAAAGACACTAAATTTTTACGTGGTGATGGTTGGGTGTTTGAACGAACTTATAATGAAAATGCATCAACGGCATATAAAGAAAGTGGCATTGCGCGAGCTTTTAAGCACGCTAGTTATAATGAATACGCCAGTGAAAATAAATATTTAAACGATAATGAATGTTTGATTGGTAAACCCTCGGGGCAATCACGTTATATTTGTACAATTAAATTTAACGATAATCTGTATAATGTTAGAAAATACGATGCATGTTTATACGTATCAATGGGTGCAGACGAAAGCTTCCCGACACGTATATGTTTCACGAAAACTGATGTGATAGATAATACGGCTATACGAGTTAACTCGACCCATTACATTGTTATAATGCTACGTGAATATTTTAACAGAGGGTTGCTTTTGTTTGAAAATTTGGATTGTAAGAACATGATATTTGATGTAATATCCTTTTAATGTTTCACGTGAAACATTGACATTTCAAATGATATATGTTATCATAATATTGTACCCAAAATAATATGAGCATTGTTATTGATATACACGCACATAGACAAGTAGTCTGATATCAATTTTTGGCGTTGCGTTCCCTTTGCATTGATTATTTTGTAACGTACAACATGTTTCACGTGAACAATGTTTCACGTGAAACATTGTTATTTACAAACAAATCTATTTGTGTTATGATAGAAAAAAGGAGGTGATATCATGGTACAGGAAATCATGACAGCTATTAACACGTTGGGGCTACCTACAGTTGTGGCAATTGCTTCTATGTGGTATGTGAAATATCGTGAAGATAAAAACGACGCTCGCATGGACAAACTAAACGAATCACACAAACAGGAAATGACAGACATTACAGAAGCAGTGAACAATAATACGCTTGCGTTACAACGCATCTGTGATACCTTTGAACAGAAAAAGGAGGATTAAAAATGAGTGTAAAAAAAGCAGTTGATGTTTCTTATCATAATGGAGTGATTGATTTTGAAAAAGTAAAAAATGCTGTAGACTATGTTATCATTCGTTGCGGTTATGGACAAGATATGACATCACAAGACGACAAACAATGGCATAGAAACGTGAGTGAATGCGAGCGATTGGGTATTCCGTACGGTGTCTATTTCTATTCATACGCAAAAACAACAGATAGAATCGAGGGTGAAATTAATCATTGCCTTAGATTGTTACAAGGACACACGCCTAACTTACCTGTATTTTTCGACAGTGAAGAATCAGGAACGCAAAGAGTAGCAAAGCACAACGCAAAGCGCTTTTGCGATGCTATGCTGACGCATGGATATAAAGCTGGAATCTATGCTAGTAAATCATGGTACGAAAATTACATAGGGGAGACTTGGGGTTATGACTTATGGATTGCTCGTTATGCGAATGCATTAGGTGTAGACAATGTAGACATTTGGCAGTATTCCAGTAACGGCACGGTCGACGGTATTAATGGACGATGTGATGTTAACCACGTTTATAAAGACTATGGAGCTTCAAATCCTGTACCCGATGTTCCACAGAGTCCACCAACGCACGCAACCCCAAGAAATGAATTGATTGCCATAGGACAACAGCACGCCATTAATTTTACAGGTGTTCAAATCGCGGTTGACGGTATTGTTGGGAGAAATACGAAAAGAATGGCAGTACGCGTGGTGCAACACGCTATGAACATGGATTACGGTCGCACGATTGCAGAGGACGGACTTGTAGGCAAAAAGACAAAAGCGAAAGCTGGACGGCATTATGTAAGGCGAGGGGAAACACAGTACTTAGTCACAGCGCTTGAAATCTTATGTTTATTACAGGGAAAAAATCCGAACGGGGTGGAACACCCCGGAACATTTGGTGGAGGACTGGCGCGAGCGTGTGGAATTGAAATCGTTTACGCAAAAGATATGTTATACATGATTTAATGATTATTCACGTGGAACAAAAATGTTTCACGTGAAACATTTTAAGGGGGTTAGTAAAATGCCAAATATCAATGTAGCGTATCAGTGGGCGGTCAATGCTTGCAATGCACCTAATATTGGTTATTCACAGCAATATCGTAGAGGGCAGACCGTGAACGGTATTACTTATTATGATTGTAGCTCTTTCATATCAAAAGCACTTACAGAAGCAGGGTTCTTTTCCTCGAACCCATGGTTCACCACAAGGACAGAAGAGGGATACTTATTACAAGCTGGATTCAAAGAAATTAACATTAATGAAGCGTGGCAAGCTGGGGATATTGTGTGGCGTAGTGGGCATACAGAGATGGTATATCAAGCTGGAGGCACAGGAAATGGCGGTATTACCATGGGAGCGCACAGTGGACGCTACCCATTACCTGACCAAGTAAGCATTAATTCTTATGCATCAAAACCGTCCGCATGGACAAAGATATATCGTTATGGCAATAGTGCTGGTATGCCCCTAGAGTGGATTCATGGAAACCGTTATTTGACAGACGATGAAATGAAAAATAATGCATATGTATTTTACAGTACAATGTTTTTCAAAGATTTTACGCTCAATTCAATAGCTGGAATGTTAGGGAATATGGAGATAGAATCTAATATTAACCCTGAACTATGGCAGTCGCTAAAAGAGGGAAATTATAATGGAGGATATGGTTTAGTCCAGTGGACACCAGCAACAGTCTACACAGACTGGGCAAATGCTCATGGTTATGATATCACAGACGGGTATTACCAGTGCATATGGCTTGATGAAGAAACAGTTAGTAGTAATCAATGGATAGAGACTACGAAATACCCGATATCATGGGAAGAGTTCCGAAAGTCTACAAAAGAGCCAGATTATCTAGCATCTGTTTTTTTAAAAAATTTCGAGCGTGCTGGGGTGGAAAAAGAAGAGGAACGGAAAAAGAACGCGCTAAAATGGTACGCTTATCTACAAACATTATCCCCATATCCAATCCACCCACATATACGAAAAACAAAAATGCCACTTTACTTTTTCTTGCCTTGGTGATATAATAGAATCTGTAAAAGGGTGACACTAAATAAAGGAGGTAAAATATTATATGGATTACAATGAAGCATTAAGCGAATTAATTGACGCTGTAGCAGACGTGGAGGAACACGGTGACGCTATTGAAGTCTTACAGAACTACGAGAACGAAAGGGATGGAGAGTTAGACAGCGAATGGAGAGACAAGTATCTAAAGTTAGAAGCCGAGTACAAAAAGCGCTTTAAAGAAAAAATGACAGAGGGAACGACTCGTGCAGATGATAAAGGCGAGTCAAAAGATGAAACAGAAGAAATTACCGTGGAAGATTTAGACTTTAATGGTAAAACAGAGTAAAGGAGGTTTTAACCAATGGCAGATGCAACAAATAAAAACATTTTAAAAGCAGTGAAACAGGAACTTTCTTTTGAAGTTCAAAACCACTTGCCTGTAGAAGTCTCAGACAATTTACAGACTGTCTATGATAACATTCTGAATTTTGCGCCTGTTCGAAATGAAATTGTACCGTCATTAATTAATCGTATCGGTATGCAGACGGTAGACAGTATTGCATGGAGAAACCCATTAGCACGTTTCAAAAAAGAGCCGATGCGATACGGAGAAACACATGAAGAAACATACGTTAATATGTGTAAAGGACGCGTCTATGATTCACAGGCAGATTTTAAATTCGCCTTTCAGCAGTACCAGTCTTACATCATGAGCGTATTCCATAATGTCAATCTTGAGATTCAGTACCCTGTTACGATTACTTATGACAACTTGAGAAAAGCTTTTACAAGCGAGTATGGTATCCGTGACATGATTATGGCAAAAATGGAAAGCGCTATCACAGGAGCGAACTGGGATGAATATCTCGCTATGCGTGATTTGATTAATGTAGGGTATAAAAAAGAGGTGCTTCCAGCAGTAACCGTTGACGCGATTGTGGATGAAGCATCAGCGAAAAAGTTATTGATTGAGGTCAAAAGAGCAGTTGGAGAATTTGGCTTCCCATTGCCAGAAAATAACCCAGCTGGTGCAACGTCCCACGCTATGCCAACAAATTTGATTTGGATTACAACGCCAGAAGTAAATGCACAGATTAGCGTTGACGCTTTAGCCTATGCGTTCCATATGGACAAAGCAGACGTGGCAGTTCAGACAGTGATTGTGGACAAATTCGCAAATAGTGCAATCCAAGGTGTTCTTTGTGACGTGCGATTCTTCAACGTACGCGACCAGTTCAAGGAAATGAGCGACCAGCGACTTGCGAATGTCTTATCTTGGAACTACTTCTATACACAAGTAGAAATGGTGAGCGCAAGTCCGTTCTATCCGATTCGAGTCTTTACGACCGACACAGTTGTTGAAGCACCGACACTTAGTGTGACAGCTGGAACTTACACGGCGGGACAGACACAGGAAGTAGAGGTTACTGTGACAGGTGGAACAGGTACATATCACCAGAATTTAGTGACGCTTGAAGTTGACAGCGGTGCTACTTCTGTTAAGACTTATGTCATTCCTGGAACACATCTCTTACATACGGGAGCGGACGAGACAGGAACTATCATACTGAAAGCAATTTACAGACCATATGAGACTATCACAAAGACAGCAAGTTTCACAAAAGCGTCATAATTAACGGAGGTAGTTATCTATGATAAATTTACCTGTTCAAGGAGGGGTTGCACCACGCAACCCCGAAACAAAATTAAGATTGTATAGTGGGGTACCATGGTCTGACGAGTATGAACACGTTAGATTATACAATTCAAAAGAAGATTTGCTAAATCATTTAGAGTTATATCGTAAACATATCAATGGTATTGACTTGTCACATCTTGCGCCTATAAAGCTAGGGAATTATGATATTCGCGTTCCGTTCACAGAGATGAAAGCTCTTAATCTCAATTATTTAGCTTTTCAAAATAGCGGTATTTCTAATGAATGGGTATTTTGCTTTATTGACTCTATCGAGTGGTTATCAGAAAAAACAACTAGAATTAACTTTTCCTTAGATGTTTTTCAAAATAACTTTTATGACGCAAATATCAAACCTTGCTTTGTAGAGTATCACCATATTCCAAGAAGTAAAGACGAGATAGGGGCAAATCTAACACCCGTAAATATTGAAACAGGCGAAACGATTGTTTCACGACATAAAAAATTGGATTTAACACCGACAGATTGTTGCGCTTTTGTCACAAGAGGGTCAACAGAACAAAGTTGGTTTGATGGACGTGTTGAAAACGGTGTATATTGTTGGGGTAGTATTGGACATTATGATGTAACTACAGAAGATGGACTAAAAGGAATCAACACATTATTGGAAGATTACAACAACCAAGGCGCGCAAGATGCAGTTATCGGTCTGTTTATGTCTCCTAAATTATGCACACTTGCATTGGGCGGAAAAGAGATAAAACCTAAAATTACAAGTATGCAAATTTCTGACAATGCTTTTGAGGGTTATAAACCGAAAAACAAAAAGTTATATTCTTACCCATGGTTATTCTGTCTAGCTGATAACAACCAAGGAAACACACATATTTATAGATATGAGTACAGCTATAACCGTGATAACTCTATTGAGTTCGACAGTTACGGGACAATCGCAACATTACCCCAAGTTCTAACAGCGCCAAAAAATTATAAAACAAGAGAAGCTTTAGAACATGGTTTGATGAATGAAGCTCTTATCAATTCCTCATTTCCGATGTGTTCCTTTTCCTCTGACACTTATCGGGCATGGTTAGCACAGAACAAAAGCTCTATAGCATTATCTCAAGTTCATACCGCTGTCGATGCCACTCTAGGAACAGGCACGGCAATAGCAGGATTAGCAGGAGGAAGCTTACAAGGAGGCCTTAACGGACTAGGTAACACAACGAACGCTTTTTGGGACGCTCTGGGAATGCTTGCAAATCAGACAGACAGGGCGAGAAATGCAGGAGTGACGCATGGAAAAGCATTATCAGAAAACGTGCTGACAGGTATCAAAGAGTGCGGTGTTGATTTCTATGAAATGTCATGCAAAAGACAATTTGCAGAAATGGCAGATAGTTTTTTCGAGCAATTTGGTTATCCGATAAACAAAATCACAACACCGTATTTGCGTTCTCGAAATTACTGGAACTATGTAAAAACTTCACATTGTGGATTTACGGGGGACATTGATTTAGACCAGTTGAAAAAATTGAGAAATATATTTGACAACGGTGTGACTTTGTGGCATACTGACGATGTAGGAAATTATGGGTTATTGAACGATTAAAAGGAGGTTCGTATAAATGAGAAATCCATTGCGAATTTTTGAACGAAATGTCAATAAAAAGAAAAGTAGTGATTTTGAAACAATCAAATCTATATTCTTTTATGACATTTTCGATATATTTGTAAATCGGTATCAATGGCACAACTTACCTGAAGAAATACTGCCGATGTACATTGAACAAACACTATTTTGGCATGGACTTGGTGTATTCATCAAAGATGATATTGCAGGATACGCTTTTATGAAAGTTGTATTATCGGGGTTGCCCGATATTTACAATATTCCTCAAGATAGAATTGCTTACACAGCTAATGGTTATATAGAGGAATATGGAAAAGAAAATAGCTGTATTTTATGGAACAACTACTCAACAATGCCGTACTACTACAAAGCTTTAATGTACGCTGACGCTATGGCTAATACTTGGATAACAAAAGGTATTAATATGTATGCACAGCGTACACCTGTTGCACTTTCTTCCTCAGACAACGAAAAATTAAGCTTTGAAATAGTAGGTGAAGAATATGACAATTATTTACCTATTATAAAACTTTCCGATTCATTAAATTTAAAGGACATCAAAGCTTTGAACATGGGAGCGCCTTACATTGTAGACAAATGTGAACAAGAATTAAGAGATTTATGGTCACAGGTATTAACATCTTTAGGATATGAAAGCAACCCTGTAGAAAAAGGTGAACGTCTCGTGACAGGTGAAACGGCTGGAAATAACGGACAGGTTGAAGCAAACCGAAATGTTGGTCTTACATTAAGAAGAAGATGTGCAAATGCTATAAATAAATTATGGGGTCTTAATGTAACGGTAGACTTCAATAGTGAACTGCCTACTATGCTAAATGGTTATGTACCCGACAAGTATATGCAAAAAGGGAAAGAGGGTGACGAGATTGAGTAAATACACTACTACGGTTAAAGATATTTGTGAAAGTTTTATCCCTAGACAAGAACTATGGAGCATGGACTTATCAGTAGAGAGAACTATCGACAAAACACAGGATAAATTTTTTAATTTTGATTTTCCTTTTTATTCAGAAGATAGAAAAGACCTGTATACTTTTAAGACATATTTTTTACTTAGGTATTGGAATAATTATATTGGCTTTGAAACTTTAGGAATGTGGAAAACTGCTTTTCTAGCAAAAATGCATGAATTAACTCCGTATTATACAAAATTGTATGATGCAATCCAAAAAGATAACCCTTTTACAAATGTAAATATAACAACCACAGAAGCAGAAACAGGAAACGAAAAAACAACGACTAAAGCAACAGATTCAGGAGACAGCGAGGTAAAAAACAATCAAAACTATGAAAATATTGACAGCGACAACCCACAAGTTACCGTAGCAACACAAGACTATGCGAGCGCTATGAGCAGAGGCGAAACTGTCAATAACACGACTACAACAACAAACAATAAACATACAGGAAACGACAACAAAGACAGTAAAAGAGACAGAGATACAAAAGAAATAGGATTAAGAGGAAAATCAACAAGTGAAGCCATTGCAGAATATCGCGAACAAATTCAGAACATTAATCGAGAACTTGTAGAAGCTTGTCGCGATTTATTCATGAAAGTTTGGTAAAAAAAGGTGGTGATATGTATGACAAATGAATTAAAGCCTTTAGTTCCTTTACTTTGCTGTGACGTTCCTAGCGTGTACAGTAATAAGCAAAGTTATTATGAATGCTTGTGTTATATCGGATATAAAGTCAATGAATGTATTGACGCTATCAACGGATTTACTGACGCATACAAACAGTACACTGACGAAAAAGTTTCAGAGTTGAAAACGTATATTGACGGACTTAACCGTGATATCTACAAACATATCACGGAAGTTGAAACAAATATCCGTCATGATATGGACACTAGGGATAATGAGCTTGACGAAAAAATCAATAAAGTACAGACAAATTTACTTGATAAAATCAGTGCGTTAAACATTCTGATTTATGACCTAAACGCTGAGACACGCGCACACATTGACACAGAGGTTAAAAAACTCTATGATTACATCAATGACTATGTGCCAAATAACATGGAGGTGTTAAACCCTGTAAGAGGATATCGAACGAGTCTGAACCAAGCGCTAGCAGATATGTATGACAATCTACGTTATTATGCTTTGACTTGTAACGAGTTTGATTCTTTAAATTTAAGTTGTACAGAATTTGACGGGTTATCAATTAACTGTACAGAGTTTGACTTGTACAGTGCAAAAAGATTCAGAGTAGATAGCAACTTATATATGCATGACCCATTTACAGGAAAGTATGTTTTTTATCAAGATGTAATTTACAAACTTGCAGAATTGCATTTTGATAACCCAATTACAGCTAGTGAGTTTGACGCTTTATTATTAACGGTAACAGCATTCCAATCTAAAGCTTTAAGCGCTTACACATTTGACAGTAACGCAAAAACGGCGTTAAAATTATAAATTAAAGGAGGATTTAAACTATGAGTTCAACAAACAAAACAACTTACTATGACTTAAGCCAGTATATCGGAACTGACAAGCCGACATATTTAGGAGATTATAATTCTGATATGTCTAAAATTGATGAAGGGATTCACGGGGCAGATGATAAAGCCACCACAGCTTCACAGAACGCTGGAAGCGCAATTGCTAGAGTTGGCGAAGTTGAAAAAACTGTGCAGTCACATACAAGCGCTATTACCACATTGCAGACAGATGTTACAGGTTTAAAAGATAGTGTAAAAACAGCACAGAACACAGCCACTTCAGCAGATGGAAAAGCCGACAGCGCACAACAGACAGCCAACAGTGCACTTTTAACCGCTAATAATGCCAGTTCAAAAGCCGATAATGTGAATAAAGATGTAACACTGTGGACAGGTAGCGTTAAAAACTCAAGTGTTACACTTAGCGACAGCTTGACGAATTACAGATTTTTATATATTGAAACAAATGCAGGAATTAGCCCTTTGTTTGCTTATAGAAATGACAAGAAAAAATATGTCGGTTGTCAACAGGTTTTAAAAGATGGGGCAACAAACACTTTGTCTACAATATCAGTCAAACTAGATATAGTTGATGATACGCACATCACGGTTAGTACTAATGTTATTGACCACGCATTTAGTAGTACGCACCCAGCACTTGACGCTGTGTACACATTAGGCATTTATGGGCTCCCG